CAAGTGGGACGCATTTTGGATATTTCCTCTTTGAGCCTTTGCTTCTCCCGCAAGGCTGATACTTCCCGTTCTTCTTCGGAGCTCCTATGTCCACCCATTTCTGAGCCACCCATTCTCTTAAACCACCCTTTGAAAAGTGAGTACGCATTAAGCACAGCTCATTCTTTTTCTTCTGGCTAATCCACCGCCATGATATCCATCACGCATTACTCCGCCACCCATAGCTTTTTTTCTTTTCTTTTTGCCACCTGGTGTGACTTTGCCTGAACATACTGCTGATGCATACATGTTTGCGTACGCCGAAGGGTACACTTTGAATTTTCTCTTAGCTGCTGCTTTTCCTCTTGGACACAATTTAGCCATTATACAAACCTCTTTTTATTTTTTTTCTTGATTGCTCTTGCCATCGGTGATTCGAATTTTTTCTTTTTGTTTTTTGCTGCTGCTATAAATTTTGCTTTTGGATCTGCTGCTGTTATATTTGGATTATTATCTATACCGTGTTTAACACTTTGCATTCCTAGATCAGATCCACCACCTTTTTTAAGGCCCATTCTTCCACCATATTTTTTATTTTTTCTTAAAATCTTATCTGTTTTTTGTAATGATTTAGAACCTGCTCTTCTAAGATCTTTGGATAATTTTTCAAAACCTTTTTCTTTAGCTGCTTTAACGTAAGAATCTGTAGTTTTTATAAATTTACCGATAGTCTCTTTATTCTTTTTTAAATTACCAACATTGATTGTAGTAGATGAAATAGTTGGTGAAGTTTTAGATCCACCCTTAACTAAATTTTTTAAAAAACTAAAACCTGCTTTTGCTATTCCCGACATTATTTTTTTCCTCCGTTTTTAAAAATTTGTGTACCCTTTATACCATATATCGACGCCACGACAAGGATCCAAAGATTTGTGAACCATGACGGGAGCTGCTGAAACTGTTCAAAGAACATTTTTATTTTTTCTGCTGCACCCGGATCGTCCGAGAAGACTCCCCAAGCAATCACCAATATGGGCGCCGTTAACACGAGGAGCACGAACTCGTCTTTCCAGTCCGATTGTCTAGCTTCTAATAATTTGCCTTGGTATTCGCTTTCTCCTTTAGCCATTTTAGCAGCATGCATGTGTTGTGCGTCTGCCATCGCCATCTTTGTTTCTTGTTTTTTCTTATAGATGTGCGTTGCCGCGTTTAAACCCAGCTTTATTGCGCTAAACCACATAATTTAGTACCAAGTAGCTTCTTTTTTCTTTTCAGCTAACATTCTTTTAGTTCCTCTTACTTTTTCTTTATCCCCAGTAGGAATATTGTTAAAAGAACCGTCAGCAGTTGTCTTAGATCTTGGATCTACTTCAACATTTTGACTTGGAACTGCCATTTGTTTTGCTTTTTTATAGTTCATCATAGTTTTTTACCTTTACTAGTTTATATTAGCATTATTTTTTTTTGCAAGACTTACTCCAGCACGTAATTCTGCTAATTCTTCGTTCTGATCCATCTTATCTTCAGCTAATTCTCTTGCTTGCATCAATTTTGCTCTGTCAAAATCAGCTTTTGTCTGGTCAGCTTCTCTTTTTCTTTCATTTTCCATCGCTCTTAGGTCAACTTCACGTGATTTTAGTTTCAATAGTGGGTCTGAATCAAATTGTGACGTGATTTTGTTTTCTTCTTTCATAAATTCTTCTGTCATTTCAGCAATTAGAACAGCTTTTCTTGCTTCAACTTGGTTTGTAATCATTTGTAACTGTTGTTGAACTTGTGGATCCATCGCAGCCATCTGTTGCATCTGTTGAATTTGCATTAATTGCTCTCTAAATTCTAATTGAACCTGTTCTTGAGCCATAATTGAAATGTGTTCAAGTATATTTTTTTGTATTGCAGCCATAACAGGTGGATTATTTCTTACCATGTTGGTTGACATAAAATTTAAATGAGCTGTGATGTGTGCTCTGTGGTCCTGACCTGGAAAAGCTTGAAAAGGTTTACCAGCCATAGCGTTTATATGTTCTAAACTTGGGTCCATAGGTGCCATTGGCGCCGGTGGAGGTAACACTGCATCAACATCTTTAACACCAATCGCATTATACATGTTTCTGTATATTTGATACATGTTGTGTAATTGTGGATTTGATGTTGCTATCTGTAATTGTGTTTGTGCAAGTGTAATTCTTTGTGACATTGAAAATATATTAGGGTCTGCAACTGGTACAACATCTATTCTGTCATCAAAATCTGCTTGTTTAATATTTCTTTGACCACCTACAACATCGTATGGATATTCTGGTGGTAGATATTGTGCAACTACTTTTCCTAATAATTTAAATTCTTGTTTCATTGCTGCGTAACATCTTTTGTGTATCGCAGACATGACACGTGAACCACGTTCAAGTAATGCAACTGTAGTTCCTACTGCAGCACCTTGATTACCATCACCCACTTGCATATCAGCAATAGCCGCGAATCTTTGACCTGCTTGTACAACAACACCTAGTAACTGTAACAATGTAGGACTTGGTTCTTTGTATGGTAATGGAAAGAACGCATCTCTTAGATTTCCACCCGGTGCATCTACATCTTTAAACTCACCTGGTTGTATTGGTGATGCTTCGTCTCTAACTCTAACACCACGTTGTTTAAATCCTGCAGGTAAATTAGCTAATGTTCCTGCGTCTAGCAATTGACGGAGAGCAGCCGTTGCCGTTCTGCTCAATCCGCCAATCATGTGAATTAATCCAAAGCCATAAAATCCTAGTCCTGGCAGAAATTTGAAGTGGACAAAATAATTAATTTTATTTTTCTTTAGATCATCGGGTGCATAGTTTCGTCTAATAGACAAAACCTCTCTACTACCTTCTTCAACTGTAACGATGTAAGGTAATTTTATTCCTGTTGGTTCTCCATCAGATCCAACATCTTCAAAACCTTCTAGATCTAGATTAACGTGACACTCTAACAAAGTATATACAGGTTCGTTCTTACCTGTCTTTTTAGTTCCTTCTAGCTCACGTTCTTTTTTAGATAACTCTCCGTTAGCATCTGTGCTTGGAGGACTTAACTCTACATCTCTGTAGAATCCTGATACTTGTTGTTTTCTTAATTCGTTCTCTGAAATTTTCACGGTATGAATAACTGCTTCCGCATCATCTAATGAGGTAGCTGTATACGGAACAATTAATTCATCCGCTGGTACAAACTTAGATACCACTCTTCCAAGTGGTACGTCGTAGTAAACTTTTTTAAATGTAGATCCAGCTAGTGGTAAATGAAATAACATAGAATCAAATTCTGATTCATACTCACTCATCGTGTCCATAATTAAATAGTTCATGTAATCTTTGACACGTTGTGATTGTTGTTCTGTTGCAGGATTTTTAAGTCCTATAATTTGTGTTCTAACCGGTCCATCACTCGGTAGTAATTCTTTGTAAGCTTGAGCTTGAAACTGTGTTACAGCTTCTGCAAGAACGGGGTGTGTTGCACCTGAAGCTCCTTGAAATGGTTCAGTTCTGTTTTCGTATTTAAATCCTAATAAATCTAATCCTGTTGTATATGCGCTTTCCCATTCTTTTCTAGATGATTTGTAGTCCATAAAATTTTGAACCATTTCATTTCCAACCGGATCTAAAATATCTTCTGGTAAAATATCAGCTAAGTTATCAAAGTGTGATTCTGTTCCAGGTACATTTATTGATCCTGGTTCAAAGTCTAATGTAACTCCACCATCTTCTTCTGGGATAACCTCTACAGGTCCTTTTTCAATATCTTCTTCCTGAACACTAACTTCTTCTGCCATCTCTTCTTCTGAAGGGATATCAATTTTCGTACGAGTGTTAGGGAGTCCTTTATCTATATCTGCCATTTATTACTCCTATATTTTCATACCACGTTTTAATAGACCTGACAAGCCTTGTGAATCAGGGTTCATGGATCTTGTCATTGCACCTTCTGGATCACCACCAGATAGCCCTGCTATACCACCGCCTGCAAACTGATTACTTCTATAATACTCTTGTACTTCTGGCATATAGTTTATAGCTTTTTCTCTATCTTCTGCATAAGTCGTGTCACTAAGAAATCCTTTAGGAAATACTGTGTCCATAAAATTTCCAAAAGCAACAGTTGATGGTTTTGTCATTTGCATTGCTTTTCTTTTTGCGTCTGCATCAGACATTAGAGCTGGCACCATTGGATCAATAGCTTTATCTAATCTATCTTCTGTTTGTGTTCTTGCTAGATCTTGAATCAATGCTTTGTTTTTATCTGCTTGATTGTAAAAATTTTCTGCTTGTTTCTGTTTCTGTTTTAAATATCTTTGCTCAGGTATTCTACCTTTACCTTTTTGGTTTACAGCAATATTGTAAAGTCTGTTTTCTTCGTTAAATTCTCCAAACGTATTATTCATTTCATCTATTGCATTTTCATAAGCAGCTATTTTACCTATTTGATTTGCATCTACTCCAGCATCTTTATAACCTTGGTATCTTAATTTTTTATTATCTATTTTAGTTTTATCTCCTAATGCATAATTAAATAAACTACTTCCCACTGCTTCTTTAAATGATTTACCAGTTGCTAACATATCATAACCAACTAATCCTGCTTCTGCAGCTACAGTAAAACCAACTGCTGCCGGTCCTAATAAATTTCTTAATGCAAACATACTACCAAGTCCTCTACCAGCTTGTAATATTTTTTTTGCTAACTCTCCTTCAGTTTTATCAAAACCATTTGTTAAACCTAAGTTTAATTTTTGTTGTCCTTTTTTTGCACACTTAGTTAGTGTTGCACCACCATTGCTCATTAAAATTCTACCACCTGCTGCTTTACCACAACCCAATCTTTCTAAATAACTAGCAACTGTTTTAACATTAAACTTGTCACTTTTCGCGTAATCTATTGCTCCTTTTTCAATTGCTGCAAATTGTTTTGTAGGATCTTTGTAACCACCACCAACAACTTTACCATCAAAGTCTGTAATCCTAGCTCCCATATTTTTTAATTCTAAAATTTCATCAGCGTTTAATTTTCTTGCTGGATTTTTCTTCGTGCCTCTTACAATTTGTTCAAGAGCATTAGCTCTTGAGTTATTTGCTGCAGTTAGTAATTGTATATCTTTTGTAGCTGCTGCACGTGCAACGTCTGTACCCGCACCTACTCCACCTTCATGGTGTAAAACAATTTGTCTTCTAATTAACTCTGATGGTTTTGTTTCACCAAGTTTATTATAAAATCTTTCATGACTTAAAACATCATTTAATGTAAGAGTAGATGTTTCTCCCATTAGTTTAGTGATGCCTTTATCGTCTAATATTTTAGTAAGAAGTTTACTAGGTTCCTCTTTTACTCCATTTGCTATATTTATAAATTTACCAACTTTATTAAAATCTCCATGCGCTCTCCACTCTGTACCATCCTCACGCATGTTCTTTTTTAAACCATAAAAAGTTCTACCTTGTCCTGTTGCAGTGTTGTCAGTAAAGCCTACTATCATACCTCTGTTATTAAATTTTGGTTGATAGGTTAAATCTTTAGGTTTAACTTTATTTTTCTTTTCGTTTTCATACACCCTGTTCATAGACATCATCATCCAACCTTGGGGATCAGAAAAATTTGCTGCAATTTTATATTTTTTTGAATCACCTAATCTGTTTCTTATTTGATTAACAAGGTTAGGATATTTTTCACCAGATAATCCACTTTTGTATTTTTTAAAATCCCACTTTTCTCCTTCAGGTAAATCAAAGTTGTCTTTTACTTTTATTATTTCTTCTTTAGTTAAAGGTTTGTATTCGGAACCTGTTTTGATATCTTTTTCTATTATTAAATTAGGAAATTTCTTTTTAATTTTAGTAGTATCATAATTTCCATAACCAATATCATTTAAAATAAAATCTCGTAAAACAGATGATTTAATTTTTTTCTTTTTACCTATAAAATTTTTTAATTTTAAATCTCTTTCTTTTGCAAGTTTACCCGCATCAGTTAATGGCCTATTAGCTTCATTATAAACTTTCATATATTCTTTTCTATCTAATGCAGAACCATATTTTGGTTCTTGAATACCTGTTTTAAATGTTATTTTTTTCTTTTGATCTCTAAATTTTTTAGCAGCATTTAAAGCTTCGGATTTATTTTTATAATTTTTTATATTAAAAGACTTACGAAAAACTTCTGGACCTCTTTGAATTTCAACATCAAAAGCATTACCATTATTTCGTAACTGAATATTGTTATCTACTTTTGTACCACCATACCCTGGCCGTGATCCGTCGGCACTTGGTTGTACTAACTGACCATTTGCAAACATAGGTCGTGATTCAGGGACCGTGGAGCTTGGGCCATCGTCATCGTAGATGTCACTTAGGTCTTGTATTTTTTTAAGAAGATCCATTTACTCTCCTAGCATTCGAGCGATACCGCCACCTGCTTTTTTGATTGACGGAGCTTGCTCACCAACTTCTTTCATGATCTCATCAATTTGAATTCCATCTGTATAATAAGGATCATTAAATACATCTCCTTCAATTCTAGCATTAGCCTCTGTAACTTCTTCATACTCATCCGGAGTTTTAACTGGTTTACCATCTTTACCTTTAACAATCTCACCTTTTCTAAGTTCCATAATCTCAACATCAGTGATCATCTCGTCACCTTCTTTATTAATCTTTTTAATAATTGTGTCTCCAGATGTTACATCTTCTTCCAATAGATATGTTGATTTACCGTCTTTAGATTTTAAAGATTTAGCTATTGTTCTATCTGATGTAGCTGTTGCATCATCCCCTAACGTTTTAATTTTCTCTGCAAGCTTAAAGAAATATGGAGGAGGTGTAGTTGTTGATTTCTGTACAACTTCTTTTGCAACTTGTTTAGCTGGTTCTTTACCGGCAAATTTTAAGATACCTGTTTTAGCTGCACCAATACCTGCACCTAATCCTGCTAGCATTTTTAAAAATCCTCTACGTCCCATACCACCACCTACAAATCCTGTTCTTGCTATTCCACCTGCTGCAAAATCTTCTGTCTCTGGTATGTCTCTTTCAAAGATATGGTCTTCTGTGTCTTGTAATATTTTTTTAGATTGTTCTGATGTTAAATTTTTGTATTTACCTTTTCTAGCTATTACAGAGTTTGCTTCTTTCATAGCAGTAATAGGTTCCATAGATTTTATATTTTTAATAATGCTGTCTACATCTGACATAAGTCTTTTGTTTGCAGCTTGAAACATTTCTCGGTCTTGAATTTTTTTACTTTTAGTTATACCACTTGCACCTTTAGTAACTTGACCAGACTCCATTAAATCTTTTACAGACTTACCACCCATGATCCCTGATCCTTCTGGAATTCTATTTCCTTCCATGTCAAAAACAGGTGCTTTTTGTTTGCCAAATAATTTTTCTGTAATCTCTCTACCTTCAGGGCTATCTGCTGCAATAGTCCTATTTACCATTCTACTATTAATCATGTTAATAGCGTTATCTACTTGTTGTGGGCTTGTAATTTGATTTGGATCAATACCATTACGTAGTAATCTATCCATAGTAATACTAACGTTTAAATCTACTTTGTTTTTTTCTGGTAAAGTTATCATGATGCCATCGTCAGCTTTTTTTGTCATCTGACTCATAACCCATCTTCTGATAATGTTAATTCCTGCCATTAGTAATAATTCCTTTTAGTTTTTTCTACATCATCATCGATGTAATCTTCAGGGTGTTGTAGTATTCCTCCCTGTCTAAATCGCATGATCGCTTGTGTTGTACTATCTACAAG